CTTTATAAAATAGCTGATATTTTACAAATTACATGGAGTATTCAGCAAAATGGCTTCTTTTCCTTTGGCCCATATTTAGGTGGCCTCATTCTCCAGTGGGGAATCACCGGGGCACCAGCATATAATGCGACAAGAGCAATTTTCTCAATTGCTTTTACAAATACAGATTATGCAATAGTTGCGATTCCTCTGGTACAGGCTTCTGATGCAACATATACACATGTTTTAGGTGCAATTTTTGACGAAGGGAATAAAACAACTTCGTTTTGTCTTCTTAGATGTTCAGAATCTACTGCACCTGCCGGATATTATTTTGCAATCGGTTGTTAGCTAAAGGTTACTTTCCAATAGCAAGAAATATTTGCGTGTCATTGTCGCTAGAAGGAGATAGCACTATTACCTTATTTACTAAAACTTGATAAGCAGAATCGTGAATATTATATTGCCCTGTTCCGTCAACGTGCTGTAAATGTGCTGTAAATGCATTGTGTGGAAATGTTATAGGAAAATATATTGAGCGGTCTGCAGTCGTTGTAGTTTGCCATCCCCACTGGCTATTTACCGCAAGCTATCCAACAGCCGTTAGGGCTAGTATTAGAACCGGCAAACCATACAAAACCAGTTATGTATATATCTCTTATTGTAGAGTAAACTTGAGATGTGCTATTTACAGTTATATTAACGCTATAAGGTGACATCATGGCTAAGGGAAAGAATACGGTACCATTTTCTATAGCAATTCCCCACTGGAGAATGAGGCCACCTAAATATGGGCCAAAGGAAAAGAAGCCATTTTGCTGAATACTCCATGTAATTTGTAAAATATCAGCTATTTTATAAAGTATTGTTTTAACAGCACTTTCAAAATCAATAATGTTTTCTGCTTTCAAAACAATTCTTTGCCAAACTGATCCATTCCACCTTTTTAATATTGTGGTCAGATTATTACTAGTATCTGCACCTGCTGAAATATCAGCCCATACTGTTTTAGTGTTTTTATTTGTAGGTTCTGTAGTTGCTACATACAATCTTGCATCTATTGCCTTTTGGTAATCAGTAGTAACATTATCAATGGCAGCCTTAACGAATGCAGTATTAGCTGATTTCTGTGAATCATCACCAGCAGTAATATCAGGAACTAGTACCGTACCTGTAAATGTTGGTGATTCTTTAGGTGCTTTTTCATCACTTAATTTTTTAAGGTTAGTATCAATTGTATCCCAATTAGGATTAAGTACCGTTATATCAGGTGGTGAATCAGGTAATTCAATTTTCTTTAATTGATAATTAGTAGTTTCTTGCATATTTACACTACCTTTCTATGTGATTTTTAACAGCTTTCCAATCAGTTTTGGAATCGTTTAAATCTTGCCAGCTTATGAACTGGTCTTTAATATCTCCCCAAGTACTATAAAATCTTTCAAATTGGTTTCTTTGACCGGGAATAGGAACATTTACCATATCCTTTTTTTGAATAGCTTCATTTTCTTCTGCAGTTATAGCCCTAATCTCCCATTCAAGGGGATTTCCATTTTCATCTTTAAATCTTTTAGAAATAACTATTTTTTTGTTTTCAACTTGTTCAACATTACCAGCCATAAAAGCTTCAAATTTGCTCATTAAAAACACTCCTTCTTATTTTCAAAATTAAAACCGCCTGATTTAGTCAGGCGGTTAAGTTTTATTGCATACCACTTAATTGGGTAAATTCTTCAGGCATTTCCCAATCATCAAAAGTAAAATCAAAATCTTCATCTAAGTAATCACCATCTGCATCAAACTTAGCTAAAATTACAGAATCAAGATTACAATTCTTTAATATGATAGTTTGGGATCCTACAGCGGATGTAGGATCTTCATTTGTGATTTGAGTATCAAAATAAAAATCTTCACCGGAATCTTTATACCTTTTCATAAGTTTTCTAAAGATTGAAGTATTGAAGTGGCAAGTACCACTACCTGTACCAGTCCACCCATTAGATTTATTACCTTTACCGGTTTTGCCTAAAATGGGAACTTCAGTTTTGTTTTTCTCCATTTTAGCTTCTAGATTAATCATCTGCATGAAATTATATCTAGTACCATCTAAAGTAACAAAGCATTCAGCTAAAGGTGCAGAAATCGCATCTTTGCCATTCATTACAGCAGCATTATTCATTGACTATATCCCCTTTCTAGGCAACTTTTACAGTCATGTACAGTTTTGCCATTGCATTAACAACAGTAATAGCATCACTAACAACAACTGCTTTCTTTTCATCACCGGCAGAAACAACAACATCTTCAGAATCAAAATCTTCAATTGCACGTAAGGTTTCTAATTCCTTATGGTGTTTTACAATATCATTCCAAAGGCTGATTCTACCTGCTCGGTCATTAGGAATAATGCCCAAATATTTAGTATCAAACAACACAGCAATATCATTACCAATTTGGTCAATAACCCGGATGGTTTGGTTAGCTTTGAAATCTTCCCCTTCTTCATCAGTAACGGTAGTTTTGGTGTTAATATCTTCCAGTACTCTTACTGCATCATTGACCTTATGGAATACAAATTTACCTGCATCCAAAGCCTTTTCTAAGTCAGTTTGGGTATAGTTGGTGTCAACATCAAATTCACCATCATATTTCTTATTGGTACAGGATTTATTAACCTTACAACCTGCTTCAGCACCTGTTACCCAATAAACCATATTTCCGGATTCAGTAGTTTCGCCAGTGATTTTGTTATCAACTCCAATACAGCCTTTATCATCAACATTTGTTGGTTTATAGCATACACACTGGAATTTAACACCAACATCATCTCTCATACGCTTAGTGTAGGCAATGCACAATGATTTAATTAAGTCAGTAGTGCTTACAACCCCCAAAGTATTGAAGCTGTAGGATTCAAGCTTTTCTAAAGCAGTTTGCCAATTCTCACCAGTTACTTCAGCACCATTAGTACCACCGGTTAAAGGTGTAGAAGCAGTAATAGTTAATTCAGCAGTAGTTTTAAAATCTACATAGGAATTAGCAACTAATTCAGATGCAGAACCAACTGTTTGGGAATCAACCAAAGATGTGTTCAAATAAGTTTTAACATCAAACTTACTAGAATCATCCACATTGGTACTGATAACAATTTTTAAATCATTCCCACGGATACCACCATATTTAGCAGTAGCATAAATATTGGCTGCTTTCACACCAGTATTTAATCTGTAGCAATACAGCACTTCTAAGTTCTTAAATAAATCACGTAAACCAATCATTTTTTCATGGATATAATCATAGCCAAATACACTTTGGCAATCCCTAATAAAATCTGCTTCAGTTACAGTGAAAACTTCACCCTCAACACCCCAATCAAGCACTAAAGGCATTGCAGCATAACCACGTTCAGATAATTGTGCTGTGGCCTTTGCAACGCTCACAAAGTTGATGTAGGCACCGGGTAATTTCTTGTTTTGCGTAGTAAAAATACCACCACCTAAAGCCATAACTAATTCACCTTACCTTTCATAAATTTATTAATTAGATTTTCAGTATCAGTAATGGTGTAAGTTTGACCATCAACCAATATTGCATTTAAAACATCTTGTAGTTTGGAATATCGCTTACTAGCAATCAGTTGTGATTTTTCAAACCTTTCTTCAGTTACAACAACTTCTTCAGTGTCTTTTTTTGCCATTTAATCACCTACTTTCTGTTTGACAGAAACAGAACCCATAGTATCTTTAGCAGCTTCTTTGTATTTGATAATTGGCTTATAAGTCACAAAGAAGTGCAATACATTATCAACAATTTCATAATGTAGGTTGAAACTATTCAGCATATCCCCATTAAGCAGGGTTATACGTTTTAATGTGTAAAACAGCCTACTAGCCACATTTTGGCATTCCACATTGTTGTTTGAAGCTGAAGGATAGTAATGAACATCAAATGGATCTGTTTGAATCCACCTGTTGCCAATCACTTCATTCTGTGAAGGGTTTAAAACTTTAACAAAAAAACAAGGCTCTTTTAAGCCTTGTTCAATGTTTTCAGTATATATTTTGTAACCTTTCCCAAAATCAGCCCCAATACAAGCTGTAATTCCATTCAAAATATCAGTTACCATTTAGATATTCTCCTAAAAATTTAGCCAATTTTCTTTCTAAAATACCAGGCATTTGACTATCAAGTTCAATTTCACTTTCAGTAAGCATAAATCTACCTTCTACCCAACCTTTGTGGTTGGCTGTTCTATGCCCAAATTCAACGTATGGGGCATATTCTATAGGGTTTGATACTGTTATGGTATAAGTAGTTCCTGACCGTTCCACAGGCAATGTTTGAGCATAAGAAGCCCCACCACCACTTCCACCAGTCCAGCCCCTGCGTAAAGTGCCACCAACCATACCACTACCTGAAGGATATACACCCACAGGTGTTCTTTTGATTACTTTGGCAAGTAATCTAGCAGCCAGTTCTTTGGCAGCACTTTCACAGAATTGTTGCATATCAGCACTATAACAAATGATGAAAAAGAAAAAATTGCTTTACTGATTGATTCAGGCAAAAATACTTATGCTGATTTAAGTAAGGCTTTTCCTCGTTTTTCACGTGAAACTTGGATTGATATTATTGGTGATGGTTTTAAAATTGAAAAACCATTTTCATTAAATGCTTATGTTTCTCCTCATTTGATGGTGAACAAAACTTTTATATTCTTTGAAACTTGCCCGGATGATTATTCTGCATGGTATGAGTTCAAACCAACAGATAAATTTGTTCTTTCGGTTAGTGCTGATAACCTTTTGCATCAGATGAAGAAAGACCATCAACAACGTTTATTAACTATCGCTTCTGTTGTATTTAGTGCCTCGGCAGCTATCGCAGCCATATTAACTTTGCTACGTTGATTACTGTACAAATTACCGCTATTACAATACAGACAACCGAAACTTTATTCTGCCAGTACAGTTCTTTCCACCAATTCATGGCCTACTCTCCTTTCTTGTGGGTTATTCTGCAATTTCACTTAAAGTGTAGTTATTGGGCAAAAAAAATTTCAATACTAACATTGAAATATTTTGCTAATTTGATTTTAACTTCATCACGTGGAACACGTTCACCTTGTTCATACATATACATTGCTGAAATGCTTACACCAGCAGCTTCTGCTACTTTTTCAATAGGTGTATTTCCTCTTAATTTTCTCAATACTTCACCTAATTTTGATTTATCCATTTTATCACTTCCCTTCGTATTTCACTTTAAGTGTAATTTTAATATAACACTAATAAAAATCTTTGTCAACACTTAAAGTGTAGTTTTCTATTGACTTTATTACACAAATTGTGTACCATATTATTAGTAGGAAGGTGATTACATGACAGAATTTAAAGATATTCTAAAAAAATTAAGGCTAAAAAAAGACTTAACACAGGGTGAATTAGCTGATAGATTGAAGATGGCTACCAGTTCAATATCTATGTATGAAAATGGCAATAGAAAACCTAGTTTTGAAGTATTAGAACAATTTGCTGATTTTTTTAATGTAAATATGGATTATTTATTGGGCAAAGAAACTAAAACCACCTACTACTTAGATCCTGAAACCGCAAAACTGGCCCAAGAAATTCATGATAACCCACAATACAGGGTTCTTTTTGATGCTTCTAAAAATTTGAAACCTGAAAGCATAAAAGAAATCATGAAATTTATTGATTATCAAAAGGCAAAAGAAGGTAAAGGAAATGAATAAAGTCATACTAAAAAATTTACCCACTGATACCAAAGGCTTCAGCCGTAAGAATGAAGATGATAGTGTTACCATTGTTCTGAATGCCAGGTATTCATATGAAACCAATGTAGCTACATACTGTCATGAAGTCAGTCATATAGATGATTATGAAAAATGTGATGTAGATAAAATTGAAAATTTAAGGCACAAATAGAAAGGTGGTAATCTTATGTTTAAGAAGGTATTAATTTTAACCATTATTTTTTCAACTTTAATTTTACCTGTTTATGCTGCTAAAGATGTAGAAACAAAGCTCGCAGAAAGAAATGTCATAGAAAGCTTAACCACTCAACCACTAAACATTGATGATAAAAAGAAACCATCTAAGAAAGAAGTTCCCAAAAAAGAGCCACCAAAACAGGAAATTCCTAAAAAAGTTGAAAATGATCCATTTGAACCAGTTGGTATTTGGACTTCAAAAGGCACTTTACCATATACTGATGAAAATATTAATGCTTTTAAAAATTTATTATCCACTTTTTATTCACGTGGCTCTCTTGATGGTACTTATAATCCTGCTAGAAATGAAGCTATTAAATCTTTTGTTAAAAGTTATGGTTTAAGTATTACATCTTCTGCATCTTTTCTTGACTATAATTATACTTTTACTGTAGTTACACAAAGCATACCGAAAGCAATATAATGGTTTAGGAAATCTAGACACTTTTTAAGACGTTTCTTAATGAATCTGATATACTAAGAATAGTAGAAGAAAGAGGGTTCATTAGAATGTCCAGACAAAAGAGAAATTTCAATGCTAAGT